AAGAAGAGGAATAGGTGAGGAAGCTTACCAAGGAAAATTATTAGAAGCACGTCAAACAGATCTTAAGGACGAATTCGTACTCGTAATTATTTCAGCGCCCATCATTGTGCTAATGTGGGCAGTGATGTCAGACGATCCGGCAGCTATGGAAAAAGTAAAATTATTTTTTGAGTATTTCCAATCACTCCCATCATGGTTTACAAATTTGTGGATTTTAGTCGTTGCGAGTATTTTTGGAATTAAAGGAACTCAAATCTTCAGAAACGGTGGAGGCAAAAAATAATGGCTAAAGATTGGATACAAAAAGCAATTAAAAAACCAGGATCTTTACGAGCTTCATTAGGTGTAAAAAAAGGAGAAAAAATTCCAGCTAAAAAATTAAATAAAGCAGCGAAAGCTGGTGGCAAACTTGGTCAAAGAGCCAGACTTGCAAAAACATTAAAAGGATTTAAGTAATGGCTTGTTGGCACGGATACACTCAAAAAGGAATGAAAAAGAAAGGTAAAAAAATGGTGCCTAATTGTGTGCCTAAAGATAAAAAAATGGCTGATGGTGGTTTAACAACTGTATCTGGTTACACACCAGTTTTAGGAAATAATGAATTTGGTTACCCTAGTGGGGGAATCATGGTTAGGAAAGGTGGAAAAGCATAATGGATGGAATAAACTTAATGTTTAAATTACAAAAAGAAGTAAAAAATACACAAGATAGTATTTCTGCTGTATTGATAAATGGTCAAGTTGACAATTGGGACAAATATCAATATATGGTAGGACAACTAAAAGCATATCAACTAGTTTTACAGGAAATCTCTAACCTGCTAAAAGATAAGGAGCAAAACAATGACGAAGACGACAATATCCACAAACTCAAGCCCAAAAATTGAGTTAACTAATACACCATTAGTAGGTGTAAAAAAATCAGAACCAAAAAAAGAAAAAAATATTACATCATTACTTCCTAAACCTACAGGTTGGAGAATATTAGTTTTACCTTTTAAGATGGATGAAAAAACTAAAGGTGGGGTAATTTTAAATGAATCTACTTTAGAAAAACAACAAGTAGGATCTCAAGTAGGAAATGTTTTAGCTATGGGGCCAGAAGCTTACAAAGGAAAAAGATTTGAGCATTCTGGACCTTGGTGCAAAAAAGGAGATTGGGTAGTCTTTGCAAGATATGCTGGATCTCGAATACAAATTGAAGGCGGTGAAGTTCGTTTGCTAAACGACGATGAAGTTTTAGCTACTGTAGAAGATCCAACAGATATTCTACATCAATACTAACCAATAGGAGAAACTATGCTAGAAGAAAAAGAAGATAAGATCATAGACTTACCCACAGATGGTCCTGGTGCTGAAGTTACTTTACCAGAAGAAACAGTCAAAGAAGGAGCACAACCAATTGATGTTCCTGAAAAAAAACCCGAAGGAGAAGTAGAAATAAAAGAAACTCCACCGGTAGAAGAAAAACCTGCAGAATTAATTACTGAAAAAAAAGAACCAGTAAAAGCAGAACCTGAAAAAAATGAATTAGAAGAGTATAGCGATGGAGTTAAAAAAAGAATTGCTAAACTTACTAAACGTATGCGTGAAGCAGAACGTCAAAGAGACGAATCTACTAAATACGCAAAATCAGTTTTATCAGAGCAAAAAACTTTAAAAGCAAGATTAGCTAAAATAGATAAAGGTTTTGTTTCAGAAATGGAAAATAGAATTGTTTCTGGAATTGAAGCAGCTCAATCTAAACTAGCTACTGCAAGAGAAAATAATGATCTTAAAGCAGAAGTCGAAGCTTCTAAAGAAATTGCTAAATTAGGTTATGAAGAAGCTAGGTTAGCTGAAATGAAAGTTAAACAAGCTGATCAAGAAAAGGAAGTTAAACAACAACCTGTAAAACAACCACTTCTTCAACAAGAAAATTTACCAAAACCTGATGCAAGAGCAACAGAATGGGCAGAAACTAACTCATGGTTTGGAAAAGATGAACCCATGACTTATACCGCTTTTAGTCTACATAAAAAGTTAGTCGAAGAAGAAGGTTATGACCCTCAATCAGAAGACTATTATGGAGAATTAGATAGGAGAATAAAACTTGAATTTCCCCATAAATTTGGTAAGACTACAGAAGTAACGACCAAACCTACTCAAACTGTAGCTTCGGCTACCAGAGGTGTTAAAAAGGCTGGTCGCAGAACTGTGCAACTCACATCATCACAGGTAGCAATTGCTAGAAAACTGAATGTGCCACTTGAAGAATATGCTAAACAAATAAACATAGAGGAGTAAGAGCATGAAAAAAAATGAAACTAAAGTGACTGAAGCTGTTGAAACAGTAGAGGTTAAAGAACACTCCCGTGCATCCGACACCAGAGAAGCTACAAAGCGTCCTGCTGTTTGGAAAGAACCAAATGCTTTAGATGCACCCCCTGCACCTGATGGATTCAGGCACAGATGGATAAGAGCCGAAAGCTTAGGATTCGATGACACTAAAAATATCGCTGGTAAATTAAGATCAGGATATGAATTAGTTAGAGCAGAAGAATACGAAGCACAGGGTTTTCCAATTGTGGGAGAAGGAAAATACAAGGGAGTCATTGGAGTTGGAGGTCTGTTGCTGGCCAGAATACCCGAAGAGATCGCAAAAGCTCGATCTAAGTTTTATGCAGATAAAGCTAATGAGAGAGTTGACGGAGTTAAGAACGATTTACTGAAGGATCAGCACCCGAGCATGCCTATCAGTTATGATAGCCGCTCTAGCAAATCTTTCGGTGGTAAGTAAGAGTTTTTTAACAATTACGACCAACGAATTTAAATTAACCAGTGATTAGAAATAATCACTAACGGAGGAAACAAATATGGCTAATCAAGATGCCGCTTTCGGTCTAAGACCGTTAAAGACAGTTGGTCAACAAGATGATTCCACTGGAATGGGTTCACACTTTATAGCAGCAGGTGAAGCCAGCGCAATGTTTCAAGGTTCTCTAGTAAGCTCACCAGCTACTGGAACTGGATACATTGATATTGCTGGTCTAACTGATGTATTAAATGTTGGAGCTTTCTGGGGATGTTTTTATGATGACCCAACTACAAGAAAACCTACGTTTAGTAACTACTACCCAGGAGGCATAACACCTCCTCAGAGTCAAGATATCGAGGCTTTTGTTTATGACAGTCCTTATCAGATGTTTGAAATTCAATCAGCTGCTACAGGTGCTTCTGCTCAAGCAGACATTTACAAAACTTGTGATCTTGCTTCTAATGGTGGTAGTACTTCTAACGGAGTATCATCCGCTGAATCTGCAGACACTTTTGCAGCAGGTCCAGCTCAATTAAAAGTAATGGGAGTTTCTAGAGATCCAGAAAATAACGATATTACTGCTGCCAATGTAAATTGGAGAGTAATGATCTGTGAGCATTTATATGGTTCTGGAACTGCCGGCGCAGCATAATAAGGAGTTATAAATTATGGCAATATCACGACAACAACTCGTAAAAGAGCTTGAGCCAGGTTTAAACGCCTTGTTCGGCCTTGAGTATAAAAGATATGATTCAGAGCATGAAGAAATTTATGCAAAAGAATCATCTGACAGAGCTTTCGAAGAGGAAGTAATGTTATCTGGCTTTGCTAATGCTTATGTAAAACCTGAGGGTTCTGCAGTTGCATTTGACAACGCACAGGAAACATACACTGCAAGATACACTAACGAAACAGTGGCACTTGCATTCGCTTTGACTGAAGAAGCTATGGAAGACAACTTGTATGACAGACTTGCGTCTAGATACACAAAAGCACTAGCAAGATCTATGGCTAACGCTAAGCAGATTAAAGCTGCTACACCGTTAAACCAAGGTCTGCCTGGAATTGGAGCAGCGACTTCATTCCAATCAGGTGACAATGTTAATTTATTTAGCACAGCTCACCCGACTATTGCTGGAAATGTAGCTAACACGTTAGCAACGCAAGCTGACTTAAACGAAACATCATTAGAACAGTGTATGATTGACATCGCTGGGATGACTGATGAAAGAGGTCTAAAAATTGCAGCTAGAGGAATGAAAATGATTGTTCCTTCTGAAAACCAATTCAACGCTGAGAGATTATTAAAATCTCAAGGTAGAGTTGGGACTGCAGATAATGACATCAACGCTCTAAAAAATATGGGAATGATCCCTGAGGGATACAGAGTAAACCATTATTTAACAGACGTTGACTCTTTCTACATCATCACTGATGTACCAAATGGTATGAAGTACTTTGAAAGACTACCTATCCAAACTAAAATGGAAGGTGACTTTTCAACTGGAAACGTAAGATACAAAGCGAGAGAAAGATATTCTTTCGGTGTATCTGACTACAGAGGTATCTTCGGTGTTGAAGGAAGTTAATAATTAAATTAAAGGGGCGAACACAGTTTCGCCCCTTTTGATATATAAAGGTGTGAAAATGAAAAAAACTCTCATAAATATCTGGGCTTACGATTATCATGCTAAATTTGTTGTTTTAGCTGAAGATAACGCTGAAAGTGTAGAAAATGCTATACTTGACAAACTAGGAGATAAAGGTATAAAATGGGAAAAGACGGGAATGTTCGGCCCGTTAAACAGAATAACCTATGAGGAGGTTGTTGATGATACAAGACCTTTACAAACAAAAAAGGTCCTTGGAGTTGAAGTGGGAACAGGAGCATATTGACAATGGTAAGTATACTCTTGAAATGGTCAGAATTGATGACAAAGTTAGACAAGTCATTACTGAGATCAAGCTGGAAGAAGCAGCTATTGCCCACAGACAGAATACTGTCGAAGGAGCAGCTCCACAAGTTTCTGTAGCTACTTAATCAAAAGCTACATCGCTGAAATGCATAAATACCGTAGGCTCTCTTGCACTCTACTAAAAACTAGTATATAAAAAACTCACTAAGATAATTAAATCATAAATTGGTTATTCTTTGCTTAGTAAGAATAACTGGCGCTAGGAGGCGCTGATTAATATGACAACACACTTTTCAAACGGAGTAACAAACGTAAGAGGAAAAGATGGTGCTACTTCTTTATTTAGTGGTATCAAACAACCTCTAATAACAGGTGGAACTGCACCAGCAGAATGGGCATACCAAGATGATTTCATCACATACAATGATGAAGATTGGACTCAAATTTTAACTGGTTCGGCTTTCATTTTATCTCAATATCCTCAAGGATGGCTAAGAATCGGAGATGCTAATCCTGCAGGTGGCGAGATTAATGGTATACAGTCTCCAGAAGTATTTCAAATTAATACTGGTAAAAAATGGTATTTTGAAACTTCAATTGCAATCACTGATGTTACTGAACTAAACACTTTTGTTGGTTTTGCAGCTGATGGTTATGTTAACCCTGTAGCAGTACCAGATGATGGTATTGGTTTCTCTCATTTAGAAGATACAACTTCAATTCAATTTGTATCTAGAAAAAATGGAGCAGGGGTATCTTTTACTGTGTTAGAAGCAGGAAGTACATTTGTACAATTGGATTCAACTGTAGCGACACAATCTGCTACTGTTTATGGAATGCCAGATAATTCTGTTAGATTGGGATTTTTATTTCAACCAGCAGGCAGTGAACCAAGTGTAACAGCAGATCAGTTTAAAATTTTTATAAACGGTACAGTTTCAGGAGTAGTAGCAGCAACAACTGTTCCTGATGATTTACTTATGGAATTAAAAGCATTTTCTGAAAGTAAAGGAACTGTGGCTAACGATCTTTTTGTTGACTACGTTCAAACAGTACAACAAAGATAATAAATTATTTTAGGCTCCTTCGGGAGCCTGAATAAATAACAGGAGAAAATTTTATGAGTAATGTAACAGCCGTAAAAGCACTCTACATGGAGCCTTTAAGCGCTAGTACAACTAATGTAGCAGCCAATCAAACAGTAGCAGGAACTACAGATTTAACTCTAGCATCTTCAGCTGCTGGATTTGCAGAATGGGGTAATGTGGCAGCCACATTAAAATTTACATCAGGTGGCGCTACAACAAATGCTATTGTGTTTACAATTGTAGGTACAGACAAAGATGGCAAAGCTGTAACTCACGAACACACAGGTCCAGGAGGAAGTGCTAATAATGATACGAGTATTACCTTTACTTCAGTTACAAGTATTTCAAAACCATCAACGGCTACAGATATATCTGTAGGTACAAATGCTTCTGCTTCAGGTCCTATTTTTTCAGGTAGAACAAGAGTAAGAGGAATGCATGTTCATTCTGGTTCGGGTGCAGTAGGCTTAATTGTAAGAGATTCGTCTATCACAGGAGTAATTGGTTTACATCTTGGAATTCCTTCAGGAGTTACAAATCAAACTGATCCATATATTCCTGATAATGGAATCTTATTTCCTAATGGAGCATATACTGATGTAACAGGATTAAGTTCGGCTACATTCTTCTATGATGGATAGGAGGGTAGATGGCTAATACTACTTCAGGCACTACAACATTTGACAAAACTTTTTACATTGATGAGATCATTGAAGAAGCTTATGAAAGATGTGGATTAAGAGGAGTTGCTGGTTACCAGCTTAAAACTGCTCGTAGATCTTTAAATATTCTTTTTCAAGAATGGGCTAACAGAGGAATACATCTTTGGCAAATAGCTGATGGATACTTGACTCTAGTTGCAGGCACTAATGAATATATTGGATATCGTTCAAGTGGCGATGGGACATCGACATTACTAGATAGTGCAGGAGCTCAGTTATTTGGAGTTGATGATATTTTTGAAGCGTCATACAGAAGCAATGCTGGAACTACAAGTCAATCAGACAGTCCCTTAACTAAAATTTCACGATCAACTTATTCTTCTTTATCTAATAAATTAGCAACAGGTCAACCTTCACAATATTGGGTTCAAAGATTTATTGATAGAGTTACAATTACTTTATACACAACTCCAAGTTCTAGTCAGGCAGGAGACAGAGTTCAATTTTATTACATGACTAGAATTGATGATGCCGGTAATTATACAAATGCAACTGATGTTCCATATTACTATGTGCCGTGTATGTGTGCAGGACTAGCTTATTATTTAAGTTTAAAATATGCTCCTGAAAAAACACAAAATTTAAAATTATTATACGAAGATGAATTATTAAGAGCGGAGGCAGCGGATGGTTCGGAAGCTAGTACTTATATTACTCCGAAGACTTACTATCCAAGTATTTAATTATGGCAAGATTTGCACAAGGAAAATATGCATTAGCAATCTCAGACATTAGTGGTCAAGCATTTCCATGGAATGAAATGGTTACACAATGGAATGGATTATTTGTACACTATTCTGAGTTTGAATCTAAACAACCACAACTAGATCCAAAACCAAGTGCAGCTGATCCAACAGCTTTACCCACTACAAGGCCACAACAACCAGCATCAAGTGCATTAAGATCTTTAAGTTTTAATCCATTAACAACTTATGCAGCAGGAAGTTCTATAATAAATGTTTTTGAAGATAATCACGGAAGAAATCATGCAAGTTATGTTAGATTTAGAGGACCACCAGGAATTGCAGGTGCGTTTAATAATATAGCTTCAATTGATGGAATTAGTGGGGCTCAAATTTGTGATGCTTCAGGACATAAAATTACTCCTGGAATTTATACAAATATTACAACAACTCTCGTTGGAACTATTAATGCTACTCAAACAACTGGAATTACATTAACAAGTTCTACTGGATTTGAAGTAGAAAGTCCTCGTACACCGGGAAGTGTAGATTTTTTTCCAGACGGCACACCTATTAATGCTGTAATTATTGCAGCAGAATTAATTGCTTATACTGGTATTACCAATAATGTATTAGATGGAGTTGTAAGAGGTTCTTTTGGGTCTACAGGTGTATCTCATACAGCAGGTGATACTATAAGATGTCTACAAGATCCGTTAAATAACTATAATACAGATACTTCAGATCAAGGTGGAACTGATACAGCAACTACTGGACAAATTGCTGGAGGAGGATATAATACATCCTCAGGACCAGTAACATTAAAAACGATAGGACCACAATAATATGGCATTTGTAGACGATGGATTCACATACGCAACTTTAACCACAGCGATTCAAAATTATACTGAGGTAGATACTTCTGTATTTACTTCTACAATTACAGATCAGTTTATTGGTAATGCATGTTTAAGATGTATGAGAGATTTAAATATGGATTCTGATAGAAAATCTCAAACAGGTTCTTTAGTTATTGGACAACAATATATCAATGCTCCAGCTGGAGCTTTAGCTATTCGATCTATTCAAATTACTGAAGACGATACTACACCGGACACTCAAGTATATTTAGAAAAAAGAGATGTTACTTTTTTAAATGAGTATAATAAATTTTCAGATGCGGGTAATAGTGAAACAACAGGAAGAGGTCTACCTAAATATTATGCTATGTTTGGAACTACATATACAATGACAGGAAATACAGATTCTACATCTGGAACAATTATGTTTGCTCCAACACCCGATAAAACTTACACTTTTCAAGTTAATTTTACCAAAAGACCAGACGGTTTATCAGGTAGTAATACGACTAATTACTTAAGTGTAAATTTCCCAAATGGACTCTTATATGCATGTTTAGTCGAAGCTTATGCTTATTTAAAAGGTCCAATGGATATGTTGACTTATTACGAACAAAGATATAATAATGAGATTGAAAAGTTTGCAATTGAGCAAGTTGGAAGAAGACGAAGAGATGATTATGACGATGGAACTATCAGATTATATATTGACTCGCCTTCACCTTCGAAGTAAAAGGGATTAGGAGAAAAAAATTATGGCTATAACATCAGCAGTAACTAACACATTTAAAGCAGAACTATTTAAAGGTGGACATAACTTTAACACATCAGGTCAAACACCAGCTGGCAATGCATTTAAACTATCTTTATATTCATCAGCATCAGCAAACTTGGATGGTACAACATCTCAGTACACTGCACCAACAGATGGTACAGCAGATCCAACAAATACTTACGAAGTTACTTCAACTTCATCTGGATACGCAACAGGTGGAAAAGCTTTAACTAATCAAGGTGTAACAGGTACTTCAAGTACAACAACAAGTTTTACAGACTTTGCAGATTTATCTACAGCAAACGGTACGTCTTGGACGTCAGCAACTTTTACAACACATGGTTGTTTAATTTATAATACAACTGCAGTTACTGGATTTACAACTAACAGATCAGTATGTGTTGTTTCATTTGGTGGAGCTAAAACAGTTTCTAATGGAACTTTTTCTATTGAGTTTCCAACAGCAAGTACATCAGCAGCAATTCTGAGAATAACATCATAAGGAGTTAAGTCCTTATGGCTGATACTACAATCACAGTCACAGTCGCAACAGGAACACAGTATCTTGTAGGTGGTTCAGGTAATGTTTATTATTTTGATGGATCTCAACCTTCAAGTTTTACTTTTCCTTGGGTTAAAAGTGCAACTGTAAGATTAGATCAATCAGCTTCTTCAAACGATAATCATCCTTTAATTTTTACTACTTCAAATAGTACTAGCACTTCTACAATGAGAGCTGGAATTATTTCATCGAATGTAACTTATTATTTAGATGGATCATCTAATCAATCTGATTACACAAACACAACGACATTTAATGCAGCAACAACAAGATACATAGAAATTGCTCCTGCAACATCCACTGATTTTTATTTTGCATGTTGGGTACACGGGATTTCTATGGGAGGAATTGTAGATATTACGAGTAATACTTGGGGTGCACTATCTTGGGGAGAAAACGAATGGAATGATCAAGGTGATGAAACTGTAACTTTAACTGGTCAAGCAATGACTGTAGCGGAAAACGCAGCTGGAGTTGTTGCTACTCAATTCCCTGGTTGGGGTACTTTAGAATGGGGTGAAAACGGTTGGGGTAGTGTTAATGCAGCTAAAGAAGTTTTACTAGGCCAAGAGGCAAGTATATCAGTAGGCACATTAACTCCAGTTATAGGAGAAGCATTAACTGGTTTCCAAATTCAAACAGTTTTAGGTGCTCCTACAACTACTTTTGATTTTGAAGTTTCTTTAACAGGTCAAGAAATAAGTGTAGCCCAAGGAGTATTAGGTGTTAACTCTAATGAAGATACTGAAGTAGGAGTTCCTAGTTTCCTAACTACAACAAGTGTAGGAAGTTTAACTGTTAATCAAAATGCTGATGTAAATGTTGGTTTGCCTAGTTTTTCAATATCTACAGACGTTGGAAATTTAATTGAAGCAACACAGGTAAAAATTGAACTTACAGGTCAAGCTGTAACAGGTTCAGTAGGTACAATTACTCCAGATGATATGGCTGTAGGGGCTGTTTCTCCAGGTGCTATGACTGCTTCCGTAGGTGCTATTACTCCTGTAGATATGACTATAGGATTGACTGGATTTGGATTAACTGCTACATTAAACCCAGAGTTTGGTATTTTGCATTATGGAAATGTTGACACTGGTAGTAATACATCGTATACAAACGTAAACGTGGCTTAGGAGAAAAAAATTATGGCTTCAACATATAATAGTCTTGGTATTCAATTAATGGCAACCGGCGAAAACGCTGGTACATGGGGAACGAATACAAATAATAATTTAAATTTCATCATGAATACTCTAGGGTATATTGATGTAGCATTAACAGCAGATAGAACTTTAACTATTCCAGATGGATCTACAGGAACTTATGATGGTAGAGCTATGTGGATTAATTTATCAGGAACTACTGGTGGATCTAGAGTTTTAGATATTGCTGCTCAAGCTGGAGATCCTAATGCAAATATTGAAAAACCTTTTATTATTGTAGATAATACAACAAGAAGTGATGCAGCTAATACAATAACATTTAAAGTAACAGGTCAAACAGGTATTTTAATACCTACGGGTGGAACTGTTTTATGTTTCCATAATGGAACAGATATAGTTTCTTCTGGTTTTCCAAGCACTACAGGAGCTCAACCAGCCTATACTTTACCATCAGCAGATGGCACAGCAAATCAAGCATTAATAACTAACGGTTCTGGTGTTGTAAGTTTTGGATCAGCAGGAGTATCAACAGGAAAAGCTATTGCAATGGCAATGATTTTCGGATAAAAAACAAAAGAGGAAATAAATTATGGCAAACCCAAATATAGTAAACGTCGCAACAATTAATGGTGAGTCGCAAGGACTTGCATTAGGAACAGGTGATTCAAATGTTATTATTGCAGCAATTAGTTCTAGTAAAGTTGTTAAAGTAAATAGAATTACAGTAGCAAATGTTGATGGAACAAATGCAGCAGATGTTTCTATTAAAGTTGTTAAAGCTGCTTTTACTTCTGCAGCAACAGGTGGTGCAGGGAATGTTGGAACAATTTATTTAGCAAAAACAATTTCAGTACCGGCGGACGCATCTTTAGTGTTATTAGATACGCCAATCTATATGCAAGAAGGAGATGCTCTTCAGGGAGGAGCTAGTGCGACGTCTGATCTAGAAGTATTTGTATCATACGACGTAATAGCATAGGGAGGTAATTAGCTATGGCAAATGGCGGAGTTATCGGACCTGTAAATACTGTTTCAGTACAATATGATAAAGACAAAGTAACCTCATTTACATCTTCAGGATGTTTTAATAAAGCTACAACTAATCCCGCAGCACCAGGAAATGCAACTGTAGTAGTTGTTTCAGGTGCAGGAGGATCAGGTTCTGATGCAGGAGGCGCTGGCGGTGCTGGCGGTATGACTGTTACAGAAAATCATCCTTTACCAGCAAGTACAGTACCAGTTACAATAGGTGGCGGTGGAGCTGGAGGTCCATGGCCTAGTTCATCAGCTGCTGCTAGTGGTAGCGCTTCAACTTTTGGAGCTGCTTCTCCTTTATCAACAACAGGAGGAGGTGGAGGTGGTTCGCCAAATCCAACTTCAGCAAGAAATGGTTTGCCAGGTGGTTCAGGTGGTGGTGGAAGAGAATCTGCACCAGGTGGTACTTGTGCTGGTGGTTGTGGAGTTTGTGGACAAGGTTTTAAAGGTGGTGGATTAGCTACTCCAGGAAATGGAGCCGCAGGAGGCGGTGGTGGTAAAGGTGGAGTAGGTGGTTTAGGAATAGTTCCTTCAGCACCAACATGTGGTGTTCAAGGTGGGCCAGGTTTAGATATTACACCTTATCTTGCATGTGCAGAGGCAGGATACTCAGTACCTAATTCAGGAATTTATGCTGGCGGTGGCGCTGGTAGACCAGGTGGTGATCAAAATCCAGGAGGTGGTGGATCGTGTTGGTACAGTCCTACTCCAGGAATACCACAATCTGAAAGTAATGCTGGAAAAGCTAATACTGGTGGTGGAGCAGGAGCTGGACAAGGAAATGCAGTTGGTGGAACAGGTGGTTCAGGAGTAGTTTTAGTTATAGAAAAATGTCAAGCAGCGGGTGGTAACAAAGCACCAGGTGTTTGGCAAATGAACACGGTATATGATTTTGTAAAAAGTGACAATTGGGTATCAAGAACAGCAGACATAGATTACATGGTAGTTGCTGGTGGTGGATCAGGCGCTTCATCAGATGTAGGTGGTGGAGGTGGAGCCGGAGGTTATAGAGCTTCTGGTTATGGCCCAAGTCCACTTCAAGGATCAGCATTAAGTTTAAGTATAGGAAGTCATGCTGTTACAGTTGGTGGTGGAGGTGCAGCACGACCTACAGGTGATACTCAAGGTGCTACTGGTACAAATTCAAGTTTTAGTACAATAACATCATCTGG